CATCCATTTCTGCGAGCCGCCGCGCTTCCGCAGCCTTTGCTAGCGCGTTGGCCTGCGCCTGGCGGCTAGCCTCTGCCGCCGTAGCCTTGGCAATGTCGGCCTCGCGCTTGTCGTACTTGGCCGACCAGACCGCGATCGCGTGCGCCGAGCCTAGATGGTAGGTGTAGCCAAATGCGCCAACGATAAGCGCGGCTAGCAGGCCATACTTAATCAGCGAGGCGTAGCCACCCGTAACGGTGTCGAGCCAGTTCATGAAGGCATTCCTTTAACGTATCCAGAAATCACCTTGACGCAGACAACCGCGCCAAGCACGCCGCCAAGCAAAAGGCAGGCATAACCAACCCACATCATTGCAGGCCCGAAACGCACAGTTCGGCCTCCCCAATGCGTTGAGCGTCGCCCATCTCGCGGCGCAAGACCAAGCCCTGTACCGTATGGCCACCAGCCTTGTTGAAGGCGGTCTGCGCTTCACACGCTTGCCGGTATTGGTTGTTCATCGCGTAGTCGGCAGCGCGCGAATTGCACGAGGCATGAACGCCGAAGTTATAGGCGCCAGATAGCAGCGAAGCTTGCAAGCTCAATGGAAGCTTGTCGTAATTGTCGATGCACCGCGTAAGCGGCTTGTAATAATCGTTGGAGACGCGCGTGATAAGCATCTCGCGGCATTCCGCCTTGGTCTTTGACATGCCAGCGTGCACGTCCTTGGTCTCGCCGTAGCAGATGTCGTAAATCTTGGCGTACCGGTCCCAATGGGAATGCAGCACTAGGCCCTCCCACGGGATGATAAGCGCATCGACGGCGAGCGCTACGGCAGGCGGTGCAGGCGGCTCGCCAGGTTTCAGCACGTAGCCGCCTCCGGCCACCGCGGCGGCTACCACAGCCGCGATAGCCGCCTTGGCCCTGCCGCTAGAGCGAATCTTATTTATCGGCATCTTCTGCCTCCTTGTCGGGCTGCCAAACGAGGCGCGCCGTCCACGCGCCGCCAAGCAGTACGAGCGTCGCCCACCACGGCAGGAAATCCATTGACGGCACAGTGTTCAGGATGATGTCGACCAATGCCGCGAGTTCTATGAATCGCAGCGACCAGGCGCGTTTAAGCACCCGCTCGACGTCGGGGATAAGGCGCATTAGTACTTCCTAAGATAATAGGCAGTTGCGACGTCCTCGCCAATGGAATATGGATGTCGCAACATGCGGAGGGTTTGCGTATGAAGTGCTGGCGCTGTGATGGACTCGGCAAGACTTTCGAATGCCGAGAATGGAAACAAACCCTCGGCAATTGTTGCCCTGATGGAAGTTGCCGGGGCGATTGCCCCGGCGTATCCGTTCAGTGCGACGCGTGCGGCGGAAGCGGCTGGATTGCTGCGGCCAAACAAACGCCAATCGCTACGCAGCAACACCTTTGATCACATTGAAATTAAGTACTGGCGTGTCGGAAGCTGTGCCGCCAGTCGTCCAGAAGGTTATGACAAAGCTGCCAGCCGCGACCGCCGTGATGAAATAGAAGTAGGTGTTCGTCGCGCCCGACTTGATGTTGAGCGAAATAGTGTCGGTTGCCGCGACCGTCGAGTTCGTCACTGTGAACGATGCTGGCGTGGCCGAACCTGCAGCGGTGAACATCGTAATCGCGCCGCTCGGCTTGTTGAGCGTAACGCCAGTCGTCCTAGACGTCGCTTGCGTTACGGTGCCGCCTGCGCCGGTTGTGTAGCCGATGCCACCAGTGCCAGACGACAACATGGCACCCGAAAACGTCAGAATGCCCGACGTATGAGTGACCGTATAGTTGCCGTTGGCAAAATTGAGCACACCGCCAGACGCCAGGAACAAATCCGACCACTGGTTGCTCGTATTGCCAAGCGCTGCGCCGTCGTTCGTTGCCGGCGCAGCAACAGCCGCGAACAGCGTTCCAACCGACATTATGATATTGGTGCCGACCGACATTCGGACGGCGAGCGTGCCGCCCACATAGGCCGCAAAGTTTATCTGTGCAGTTTCGGCTCCGGCTGTCGCGTTGATAATCGTGCCGCCGATATACGTATAGTTGATTTTGTTCGGCGCGCTGTTGTTGCCGAACCAACCAAGCACGCCCAAGCCATCATTGTTGGCTGGCGAAATGCTATTGCGGTAGATGTCCACCATCGGGCCGTTTCCGGCTCCTGGCTCGGTACTTTCAAACGATACGACGCTGGCGAAGGCTGTGCTGGTGCGGAACGTCATCAACTGGTTGAAGAAACCCGGCGAATTGCCAATGCCGAATGTTCCGGTTCCAGCGTCGGTTACGACTGCGGTAACGTCAAAGTTGTTGTTCCAATCGATCACCGTATTGGAGACGCCGCCACCTATCTGAATGTGGCCCGTACCACCGATCGCTATGAAATTGTCAGATATTGAACTGCCAATGCCCGACGTGTTGAGGCGGATCGAGTAACCAGATGGGACGAACCCACCACCCACGGAAGCGAGCGGCTGAATCGTGTTGCGGATGATACGTGTATTCGGGCAGGCCTGCGCATAAAGCAGCGCGTTCGTGGTGCCGGTGTAGGAACCGAGATAGGACGGAGTTTCCATCCAATTCGATTCGACGATGGCGCCCGTAACATTCAAAAGGTAGACGCATTCCGAAAGCGTCGTTAGATTGTTGTTGCGGATGACGAGCTGGCGAGCGCCGGTCTTGAGCGCATTGACCAGAATGCCAATGCCATTGCCATTGATTGTGTTCTCAAGGATGGTGATGGAGTCGCCACCGTCCTTGATGACCAACCCGTTGTTGAACCAGTTGCGGCGAATCGTGCAAGAGAAGATGCCGACAGTGGAGCCGGTGCTATCGAACGACGCGCCGCCAGCCGTGCCGGAGAGGAAACATCCGACAAGCTCCCAATTCGAGAGGTATTCCGAACCGGTCGAAGCGTATTCGATGCCATAATGGGCACCAACATCAGTCGAGATGATCGACAGATAGCGGATGCCATACCATGTGTTATTGTTGGATATCCCGGTGGATGGGACAAGGCTTATCGCTGCGCCAGTCGTCGTGGTAATACCAGACGTGAAAGCTGACACACCCTCAAGGACGACATTGTTAGAAACGCTGATTGTGCCGTTGATGGAATAGAGCGCCGGGAAATAAAGATAGCCGGTATATGACTGCGCAAAATTCACTGCCGCTTGGATGGCTGTCGTGTTCGCGGTTGCCGTGGCCGATGTGGAGGCGCCGAAATATTCAACGGTCAAACGGCTGTAGACGCGAACCCATGCGCCGGCAGACGAAGCAATGGCGTTTGCCTTGACATAAACGCCTTCCTGCGTGTCGGCAGTGACTCGCGCCGAGTAGTCGCCAGCCTTCCAGACGAAAACACCTTCGCGACCAACCTCTGTCAGAAGCGCAGACGTAACAATGGTTGTATCAAGGGCCTTGAGCGCCGTTCTAGATGTGGCCAGCGAAACCCTTCCACCCTCGACGGCAGATCCCCATTCGCGAATCTTTGACTTTATCGGCTTGAACGGTCCAGAGGACGGGACGCCATCAATAACGTAATCTCGCCAAATAGTGGCGGCGGTGTCGACCAAAGCGGCCTCCTTAAAAGAAGAAGGCCCGCACATGGCGAGCCCTTAAATGATGATTGGTCTTTTTGGCTTTCGCCCCTTACGTCACCGTAACCGAGCCAGTCGCAACGCTCGCGCTTTCAACGCCGGAGGCGTTTGCGGCCTTGATCCAGTAGTAGTAGGTGCCTGCAGCAAGACCGCCGTCAACATAACTGTCGGCCGTCGAAGGCGGCCCGTACTCTGTGCGCACAAGCACCGCAGAGCCTTCGGTGTTGACGGTGTTGCGGCGGATATTGGCCGCGGTGTAGTTAGCGCTATTCGGCGCGGTCCAGTTGATCGTAACTTGGCCAGTTCCGCCAGTCTTGCTGACCGACGTAACGACACCTGGAGCCGTAGGATCGGCCACAGGTGTTACCTTAAGGCTAGGCGTCGTCCAGGCGCCAGTGCGGCCGGTAAGCGTGACAAAGCGCACCTGTGCCTCATACTGAACACCATCGGAAAGAGCTCCTGGCGTTTGCGCAGAGTTTGCACCCTTGCTGACCGGAACGACAAGCCAGTCGGTGTCGGACACTTTCTTATATTGCGCTTGAATAATGAGCGCATCGGAAGGCGATGCATCGAACGTCAGAATACCATAAGGAACCTGCTGACTGCCGACCGTGATGCGCGTGACGCCAAATGAAAATCCGGTCGGGTTCGGAATGGTCTTATCGACCGACGTCACTTCCGAAATTGGCGCCGTGCCCTCTTCGGTTGCAGCATCCCAATCGTATGCCGTCGATGGCATCGACTGCACCAGCAGCGACACGCCGGTCAGGATTCCGCCTTCGCCAATGACGAATTTGAAATCCTGAATTTCGAACACCTCATTGATGCCGAAAAGCGGATAGGTGATGCGCACAAACCGTTTGCCGAACACAGCCAGAGCACGAAGATTGCACTGGAACACGCCCACCCATGAAGGATTGGCGCGGTAATAGGCAAGCTTCATGAGTCGCCGCGCCTGGCCGTGCGACGGCGCCATATTGAACTGCTTGTCGGTCGCTATCTCGCCGCGAAGCGCAACGTCCGCATCGTCAATCCACTGATCGGCGTCCGTCGACTGATAGTCGTGGAACGGCGACAGGAATGTGGCGCGAATGATGTTTGCGGTTGTCAGCACGTCCCGGCCTCGAGACACCTCCGAAAAGCCGGTGATCGCGTCCGCGTCCAAAACAACGGTCGGCTCAGCCCACGTCCCAACATCAAGCGTCAGGCCGCCATCCGATGTCGGCACAAGGCGACCATCGCAGCAGTCCGTCATGCGCGCTAGAACGTCTGCCGGTCGCTCGTCTAGCTGATAGGATCCCCACAGCCTATAGCGGCTTTCCGTGCCTCCAGCCTTTAGCGTCACAGCCTCATTGCAACGATTGTAAGCGGCAAGCCACCCCGCTGCGGCGAGTGGTGTGTTGACGACGCTTGCCGGCAAGCGCATGCCGTCCGAATGCGTGATGTAATCGCGGATAATATCCGCAGCATTCTCCGACCAGATATTGGTCGATGTTCCAAGACTGTAGACGATCGATCCGCGAGCCACCACGCGATAAAGCGTGTTCAGAATGTTCGGGAAGACGTTCGTTATCTGATCTGACCCGACCGCCCGCTGAATGGCAAATAGCGACGACACACCGTCGCCGCGGTGGCTGGTGTCCCATCCCGCGAATTGCGCTGTAAGTTGAGTGTATGACGTCTCGGTAGGCAGTCCAACGCGGTAGCGAATTTCTGCTTTGGAGTTGTAAGGCGCAGACGTAACCACATTGCTGCCATTGATCGTAACCAGATTGTCATCAATCCAGCACTCTTCGATGGCGTCCAGTTTTCCAGTGCCGAGAGCAATGACCTTATAAAGGTCGCCATTCTTGCTCTCAACAAACGCCCAAGGCCCGGAAGCCTTAACGCGACCATAGTGGCGAACACGCGCCGCAACAGGATTCTTGACCGAAGTCTGGACATCCTGCGGCTTTGGTGCTGACGGGCGAAAGAGCGAGCTTGCCAGGTAAGAAAGGCCGATCGACGCTCCGATCTCAATTACGCCAACAATCGCCGGCACAAGGATGCCAAGTGCAGCGCCGCTGGCGCCGAGTGATGTCAGCGCAAGCAGGACGAGGCTTTCTAGACCGGCATAAGCGCGCCGGAAAAATGACCTGTCGTCTTCCTGGCTAAGCGTGTTCGCTATGTACTTGGTTCTCATGCACAGACCACGCCTTCCAGAATTTGTGGATCGGCACGGCTAGCGCACCTGTTTCATGACGCGAAAACCAGCAGTCGCCGGCATGGATGGCCGGGCACATCACGCCCTTTTCGTTCACGACGAGACCGACATCGCCAGGCATTGGCGTCGCTGTGGCCTTAAAGCCACCAGCGCGCGCCGCCCGGTTGACAAGCACCGCAAACATCTGCGGCACGGCAAGCCATTCGGCAGCATCTTCAGCGTTGCGCAATTGCCTAGCGGCTGCAGCCACTGGTGATACGCCAGCCATGCGCTGCACCCATCGGTCGATTGTGCCGCCGCAGTCCGTAACGCCCTTTTCGTAAGGACGCAGCATCTCGGCGGCGATGTAATCACGCACCGCCGCCAGCCGTTCGGCTTCGGTCATGCTGCCTCGCAATATTAGTATTGGCTAATAATCCGGATAGGTTACTGTTTTTACTAAGATCGAAGACACAAACCCAAAGAACTTGTCGCCCGGCGAGCGCGCTTGCTGGTCTCTGTCGGTGTAACGTCCGTAAGGTGGGCGGCTTCGGTTGAAGAACGCGTTCTCTGCAACAATCGAAATCGATTGCACAGCACCATCAGTGCCTTGCATTTCTGTGCGGCTTACCTTCGGTGGCTGCGCAAACCCCCAAAATATTGGGATTGGATTGCCAACAGTCTGCCACTCTGCGTCGAACAACTGGATATAGATTGTAATAAGTTGCTGGTCGACGGACGGGGTATCTTCTAGCGCCTTGGCTAGGAAACTCAACGCCGCATCCGGCAAACCACTTACCGAAATAGTGACGCTATCGCTGGCGCCGTTCCCTGAAAGCCCAAGACCATCAATCGTGCCCATGCCGCGCATAGGCAGATACGTGTTGCCGCCAACTGTTAGTGGCGTATAGCCGTTCCAGGCATACTGCGCGCCGGACGCCCAATCCATTTTGACCAACAGTGAAACATACACACGGCTCGACGTAAGGAGCGCTAGCTGATCGGATGTGAAAAAGTCGCTCACACGTCCTCCACAAATTGAACGGTGGGAGTCCCAAAGCGCCGCAGCGCAAGATCGAGATCCATGCCGTCATCATTCAGCAGGCGCATGCGGCAGACCGGATCATCGAACTCCAGCCTATCACCGGCTACAATAGCCTCGCGAAGCGGCGGCCGTATGGTCATTGTGCCAGTGGTCGCATCGTATGAGCAAATCCTGTAAAGGCGCTCGCCTATAGAGAAGTGCTGACCAGGCTGGATATCTCCAGCATAGTTGACCGTCACATATATTGTCGTTGCACGCACTGTGGCATTTGCCGCTGCAACCACATCAATAATTGGACTGATCACATAGCCGGAATCGTCGCTGTGGAACGCCCCGTCATCGTGAGGAACCTGCTCATAATCTCCAGCGCTTTCCGCCTCATCCGGGGATGGCTGATAAGCTCTGCACAATGGAATCAATATCGAACCTAGGCGACCCTCTAATAGCACAGCGAGCGCCCTATGAAGGATAACTGCTTGCCGCGACTTCACAATCAAATTTCCGAATGTCGCCTTCCAAATACCCGCATCGCTGGCAACCACCTGTGTGGCGCCGGAAACAGACGCCGGCCCCGCAAGGGACCGGCTGTCTAAATCGAAGGCGACGTTCTGCGGGCGCAAGACTTCTTCGGGCCAACGGATGGTCATGCTGTGGCCTCTTGCGTTGCAAACTCGTCAGGAAAATTCAGATAACAGTCTAAACCATAACGCTCGAACGCAGCCTTGTCATATGCGCGCGCGGCGTCTTCTTGCATATCATAATATCCAAGAAGAATTCGCTTTCCGTCTATAGCGATTCTCGCCTGCCATCGCGCCTTTACCGGCGCAATACCTTTGTATTTTCCGCGCAACGGCGGCTTGCTCCCGTTGACAAACGACAACCTTGCCAATGTATCCTCGGAAAATACGCGCCCCTTAAGAGCCTCCGATATCTTTCTGCAATGATCATCTGAATGTCTTTTGCCGCGCTGCGCCGCCGCCATATTCTCGCGAGTCTTTTCGCTTCTATTTTTGGCGGCTTCCGACATTTTTGCTCTTGACTCAGCCGAGATGACCTTCCCTTGCTGGGCTAAGCCGACCCTTGCAGCGTGCTCAGGCGACTTCTTTACGCCCGAGAGAGATGCAGAAAGCTTCGCCTTGGTGTCTTCAGTCGGCACTCTACCGCGACTTGCGTCACCTATTTTGGCGCGAGTTTCAGCCGATAAAACTCTCCCCATCTTGGCGGCGCGAATTTTAGCCCTGACTTCTGGTGTCGGATTGAAAAGACCATCTCCACCATCAGTCGAGTTAACTAGGCGATATCCGCGAAACCGATAGTCTGCGATTAGTTCTATCTCTTTCGACTTTGCTTCTTCGCAACCAAGACCATCGAATTGAATATCCATGTTAACGATGGCGTCGGCATTTAGAACCGACTTAATCCAATTTGTCCTGTGATTAGGGCGGGCGTCACCATTGATGTGCGCTGCAAGCCTACCCTTTGGGTTGCATGTTATACCGACATACCTAACATCGTCAGGCGTTCGGCTGTCGGCTAGCGTATAAACAACCCAAGACGGCACATTGTCGTTATCAGCCTTCAATGTGCTGCCTCCATTTTGCAGTCTGGCATGATAGGCGGTTTCGCCTATAAAGTCAAGACTTACAGTTTGCGCGATTGTGCCTCTGCTATGTATCCACTCATGTTTCCACGAACAGCCTTAGTACTGCGCTGGACAGCAACCTCAACAATCGTGCCGCTGTGTGTCTTGATGCGGCTATCGGCGATATCCGCCATGCGGCCGGAGTCGTCTTGCAGAACTAGGCGGACAACGTCGGTTGAGCCAGCGCCGCGGGCGGGTATCCGGCTTGGGGTGTCTGGCATGCGTAAATCAACTGGGATTCTTCGTCCATCGGGAAGCGGCACCGCCGCTTCGGGGCCAGCCTCGCCGAAGATTGCCTGCGTGTGAGACACGCCGCCGCCAGCGAACCTCTTCAGGGGAACTGGCTTTCCGTAAGCCGCCACACCACCATCCGCGAAGAGGAAGCTGAACAGCCCGCCAAGAAGACCGCCACCAGGCGTCCCACCAATGCCCTTGCCATCGAAGATGTTGTTGAGCGCGACCTCGAGCAGCTTATCGGCAACCTTCCCAAGCGCGTTTGACAGCGCCTCAGATGCCGACTTGCCAGCCTCGAGATCTTTGATGAAGCCGCCAAGCACGTCTTTGCCGAGCGCAGATGACTCTGCCATTTTTGCGCTAAGGTCTTCGACGCCTTTCTGCATTTGATTGCGGGCGGCGTCGGCCTTTGCGTACTTCTCGGCCAACGCATCGATCTTGGCCGCATACTCCGGCGTAATTTCTACGCCGGCCGCCATGGCGTCATTGATGAGCTTCTGCTTTATTTCGGCTTTCGACTGCGCATAGCCGTAATCGTTAATAAGCGGATTGACCAAGCCTAGCGCCTTGGCTTCCTCATTCAGCAGGTCGATTTGCCGCTGCGTATCGCCAAGGTTGGTGTTGAACTTGTCATCGGCCTTGACAGCCTTCTGAACGCCGGATGGAGATCCGCCAAGGAACAGGTCAGCCTCGGTATTGCGGCGGTCTTTGTTGATTCCGCCGTTGTCGGTTCCAAGCCCGCGGATCGCCTTGACAATCGTCGCTTGGTTGCCAGACTTGATTGCTTCAACGATTCGCTCTGGAAGTGACCCGTAGTTATAGGCGATCGATGTCAGCGCAGCCTGCTGCTTCTCATCGAAGCTATTGAACGTGTCGCCGCCGATCTGCTTTTTGATGCCGTCTTGAAACTCACCAATGCGGCGCACAAGGTCGCGGTTGGCATCGGCAACAGAAACCGACATTCCTTCGGTGATCTTTTGGATCGTGCCGTCAGCAAGGGTAACAGTGTCAGAGCCATAACCGGCGCGGTAAGCATTGACGTCGTATTTAGGCTTCGAAATGAAGCCTTCAAAATCCTTGATGACGCCTACCGCCGCATTGACGCTCGCCGTTTGCTGCTTGGCGATATCCTCGGCTGCAATCTCTTTCGCCGCTTGGATTTTCGCCGCAGCATCGGTGATGGCTACGCCGACCTTTTGGGCTGCGCTGGTTATCTCCTTGGCGCGCTCGTCAACCTGCTTTTGCAGAGTGCTTGCCGCCTCGGCGTTGCGCTGGTCAAAGAACTTTTGCGTCTGGTCCTGTTCATGCTGTATGGCGAAGCCAGCCGCACGAGGATCCGGAGCGGCAACGTCAACGCCGGCCCTCGCAGCGCGCGCCAGAGCTTCGACCTTCTGGAGTTTGTCCAGCAGTTCGTCAAAAACCGACAGCAAGCGCGAATACATCGGATCGTCGCCGAAGAGCGCATGGAGCGCCCCCTTGGCGGCGTTGGCGTGAAGCGTACCGTCGTCCATCTGCTTTTTGAGCGCGTCGAACGTCGCAACGGCATCAGGCTTCAGTTCGACAATGGAATCGCGGAAGTCACCGAATGCGGAGTCGAGCGCAAGCACCTCCTTGCGCGCCGGCACCAGGGCATCCATGCTATCGAGTATGGCCTTGATGTCGCCGTTGCCAGCAATTGCGCCACCGACCCTATCCAGGCCCGTTACGTTGCCGATTAAGGCGCCGGTCTTCTCTGCAAACGCATTGATGACATTAAGCGCGTCCGCCACCTTAGTAAGGTATGCAACGCCATCGCTATTTTTCAGCCCGTCAAGCGAGGTTGCAAGGCTGTCAATTGCGCCCACAAGGTCGTGACCGAGGAAGTTCTTCACTTCCGAGCCAACGCCAGACACTTCGGCCAGTTTGCCAACAAAGGCGGTGAGCGCATTCCCAACCAGCGTAAGATTGTCACCAATCGTCGCCTGCGTGGCGCCAAACGCCTTGTCGATCAACGGCTTTGCATCAAGGATGGCCTTGAACACGCGGTCGACGGACAGTTTGCCGTCTGCGCCAAGCTGTTTTAGCCCGCCGATAGTAGTCTTGAATTCGTTAGCGATCGCCTGCGCAATAAGCGGTGCATTCTCGCGAATGGACCTAAGTTCGTCGCCCTGCAGGATGCCGCTAGAAAGCGCCTGGCTAAGCTGCAGAATGCCAGCTGCTTGTTCGCTCGCCTCGGCACCACCCGCCTTGAATGCCTTGTTGACGATCTCAGTAGCGTCGGCAACCTGTTGCTCATTCTTGGCAACGCCAGCCGTGGCGCGCAGAAGCTTGGCGTAAAGGTCGACGGTCTCCGTCAGGCCGGAACGTGTATCTGTGGCGATCTGGTTGATTGCGTCTAGCGACCTTGCCGACCGACCGCTTACGACTGCGGAGGCCGCAATCTTGTTGCTCGCCGTTGTCCACGCGTCGGCATAGTCCTTGATCTTATCGACCGCGAAGGCGCCCGCAAGTCCCGCAGCGCCACCCTTAAGGCTATCAATGCCACCTTTCAGTCCGCCGAACGACAAGTTGCCGAACGAAAGACCTTCGTTCAGTTTCTTGTTGGTGTCCTGAAACGTGCGCTGGATGTCGGTAAGCTGCTTTTTGGCCGTAGCATTAGCCTTGGTAAGCGCCCTCTCAAACTTGGTCGTTGAAGCGTCGAGCGAGACGATAAGGCGCTCTAAATCAGTTGCCATCGCCTTCGCTCCGTGCTATAGGCGCGCACATGGACACGCGCACCGCAGTTTTTATTCTTGCTTGCTTGGTATTCGCCGGTTCGGCGATCGCCGAACGCCATCCGCGCTCCGGCATCATTGAGGCCGCATACAAAACGCAGGTCGAAAGCCATCAGTCGACAAACATCATCGACTTGCGCTAATCGTCAAAGCCAGCAATACCCAACTCGCTAAGCCTATCATCACCGATAACGGTTTGATCTTTTTTCGGCTTGCCGCCATTGGCTTCTGAATAGCCTTGCGTGGCGTCAACGAATTCAAGCAGCGTCATCAGGCCAATTGGCTGATGCAGAACGCCAGCCCACTTGTAGATTTCCGACCAGCGAATCTTCCCGCGCGGCAGCGGCTTTAATCTTCCGCTACCGCTTTCGGTTCCCCCGCGTCGTCCCCACCCTCCTCGCTAAACAGCGTATGAGAAAGGATAGCGCGCGCCAGGAGGACGTGCTTGACGCCGAAGTCCTCTTCGATGTGACGGCGAACTAGTTTACGCGCATCTTCCTTATCCAACCCGCCGCCCTCGAGTGCCAGGCGGATCGTCGAAATGATGTCGTCGACGCGCCATTCGCCATTGATAAGGCGAGATAGGATAAACGCCGGCCCAGCATCGCAGCGCTCTTGTAGAGCTCGCAATAGATCGATCGTGAGCAGGAAGGTGTTTTCCCCTCCCGCCCACGTTATGTCGACTCCTCTAGCCATTCACGGCTCCTATTACGGCTTGTTCGTGCGAGTCGGCGCGCCCGAGAACTGAAGCTCGATATCCGCGGTCACCTTCTTGCCCTTGGTGCGCTGATTGGTCAGGTGCGCCAGGAGGGCCGGGCCGGACTCCATGTAGATATCGCCGGAAAGCGCCGCGGTGTCGCGAATGCGAACATTCTTCGTAGCCGAGGAGTAATACCAGGCCTTGAGCAAGCTCTGGTTCGACTGCGCCCAAATGCCGGTTGCCGACACGGAGACTTCAATCGAGCGGACCTGCTTTTCAATGCTAAGCGGGAGCGACTCGTCGGCGCAGTCCGGGATTTCCGAGCTGTCAATCGTCGCGGTGCGCGTAATGGTGACATCGGTCATGCCGCAGATCGAGGTGTAAACCCCGCTGCCAGCGACGAACTCGACGTCGAGGATCATTTCCTCAAATTTTTCTGTGACAGGCGTTGCCATGGTTGGCCTTTCTGTATGAAAAAGGCCGCGCTAGGCGGCCGGTTCTTTGGTTGGTTCGGCAGACTTGCGGCCCTTGCCGGGCGGCTTCATCTCTGTCGCCTTGCCGGCCGCTACAGCGGCATCGACAAGATCGCGCGGGTAGTTCTGCGGCTCCGGACTTGCTGCAACCTCAAAGGCTACAGGCTGACGCGGGCGCCTATCGTAGTGGAACGCATCGCTAAACACGGCCCACGCCATTTCTTCATTCTCCATTACGACTCCTCGATAAGCGCCGTAACGGTGATAATGCCGTGCGACGTAAGCCCGTCAGGATCTCTTACGTACCGCATTGCCGGCACGCGGATTTCGACAAGCGCGTTTTCGGTTGAGATTGTCAGGCTGGCCTCGTGCAAGACCTTCTTAACGCGGTCGCCAATCTGCTTGCATGCTGGGAAGCCAACCAGGCGGCTCCACACATCCAATTGGAATGTATGCTCGCCTGATACAATGCAGCCTTCATCGTCCTCAACGTAATCGTGCGGACCAAAGCTAATATATGCCTGTTTAGGCAACGCAAATGCAGTTGTGGATGCTGGTGGCTGATCCCACACGCCATTGATTAGCGCCATAAGCGGCGCGTCGTTCTTGAGCGTGTTGAGGATCAAGTCTTGCAGGTCTAACGCAGCGCTCATTTGACTCCGTCCTTAACGCCCTTGGTAATGGCGCGAGTTATGGCCGCATTGGCGCTACGCCTGTTGGCGCGATAGATCGGATAAAAGAACGGGTGTGCAGGCATGCCTTGCCGCCCAAACTCTTGGAACCAGGCGTAATACTCATCGCCGGCGCCTGCAAAGATGCTGATGCGCAGACCGGTCTTATCGGCGCCCTGCTTAAATGTCCTGCCGCCTTTACCAACACCAACGTGACCGATGGTCATAGTGCCTTTAGGCGCATTGCCCCAGCACCAGCTAATGCTCATCTGCAGGTCGCCGGTATCAAACGGCGCGTGACGCTTCATCTGCGCAACTATCTTATCGGCTTGAGCCGCCAAAACATCACGCACTTGATTGTAGACGCTTTGGGGGATTGCCTTTGTGAGCTTGCGATTTAGGTTCGCAAGCCCTTGGGTAATGTTGTTGTCCACCATACGCGTTGTTACCCGCTGGCTACGCCAGTCTCGCAAAGGAAGGACAGATATCCACGGTCATCCGATTCCTGCGGCTGCTCGCGGATGTTGAACACCTCGCCGCTTCGAGTATCTATCGCTCGCCAGTCAGCCGTAATCTGCTGAGTTGCTAAGCTTCGCCGAACCATTACCGTGGCTAGTGTCTTGGCTGTCAGCCTGGCCGCCATGACTGCCTCACCGGCACCGCGGAGAATGTATTTGCGATTGCCGGCGACGGTGAATTGCGGAAACCAGTCGGCTACGGTGTTGCCGTGGCCATCATCAACGTTGACGCGAACCTGAAACTGGAAGCGCCGGTCTAGACGTCCAGCGCCGTCACCCATTACAGCGACACGCCAGCCGACTGAATATTGATATTAAGGACAGTCGTGGATGTCGCCATGCCGAGGACGCATGGATACATGCCTGCCGTGAGGTCTGCCACTGCGCACATGCCGCCAGGATTGGACGACTGATAGTAAGCAACGCCAGCCGTGAGTGTGCCACCGATCGTGCATGGACCGGACGGCTGGATATCGATCGGCTGATTGGCCGCGGCGTTGTTCAGGGCTACGCCAACAGGCACGCGCTGCGCAGCCGTGGCCGAGTTGTTGTCGGCCAGAGCATACTTGCCCGTCGTCGGATCGAGATAGACCCACTGCCCTGCGGTAATCGCTACGCCGGCCGTGCCGCTAGTGATCTTGACGCCGGAGCCGGCGACCACATTGGCCGCCGTAATTACGATGTCGGTCAATGTGACCTCCTATATGTTAGAGAGTTTATCCAAGGCTCAACAATTGCAGTTGCGCCCTCGAGAGAGGCGCCGTCATCAGCCCAAGCCGATAGCAATAGCCGGCCATGCCGTTATTGCCTGCGCCGTTGGTCATCAAATCCCAATGGTCTAGAGCGCCGTCTGGATTGCCGCTTGGCGTCGAGGCGCACAACACGCCGTTGACGGCTAGGTCTAGCGTGGCATCGGCGCGCGAACTTACCGAGACGCGATTTCGAGCGCGCAAGCCATAATTGATCGCAGACAAAGGTACGGTTGCCGTGCCAGTGCCGACAATGAATTGAACATTGCCGCCCGACATGTTCAGGAACGTGTTTGATGCGCCGGTAAAGATGAAGCCGCCAGAAGCGCGCTCAACACTAAATTCGAAATAGCCAGACCAACGGCCACGCAACAGGCCAACGCCAGGACCGGCATCCGTTGACAGTGCGGCTTGTCGGCAATGGCCTGGATTAATGCCCGCCGTTGTCGTTACAACGCGCTCCATGCGCTTGCAATTTTCAAAACCGGCAGTGACGCCGGTCGCAAGCGGGAAATCGACAATGATGCTATCGCCGATGTTAGCAAGTCGGATGCCATGAACGGCATTGGTGACGGTCTGCTGTATCCATACCGGATTGAACGTGTCGAAGTTGGCCGGCGCGGTTTTGCCGGTCCAAGTCGTGCCGTCCAGCGACATATCAAACGCATTGGTCGAACCGGCCATGACATCCAATTGCCAATGCCGATTTGCAGATGCATTTGTGATCGATTGCGTCAGCGTCGCATTTGGCGCGGTCGCCGTTAGCGTAAATGCGCTATTGGCGACGCCATCGGCGCCTGTGGCGTTCTTTGTCACGGTCATGCCGGCTGCCGTCCAAGCCGCATTAGTGAGCGTGCGGCTTTGGAGGAGGCTTGCGGTGTTCGGCGCGGTTGTGTAGAGGCCAGCCGAAGTGCGGCGAGGCCTGGTCGCGGCTATGCTGACTAGAATGCCATCGGAGCGCGGTAGATACGTTGCGCCAACATTCGCCTGTTCTCGGAACAGGCGCCCGTCATTGTTGTTGTTGTCTAGCGTTCCAAGATCGGGAAGCTGTGCGTTGTTCTCCCAATCTATTTGGTACGTGAAACCAGCCCACAATGATGCAAAGTTTTGCCCAAAAACAGGCGCGCCGTACCGAATTAGCGCCGGCCGTGTTAGCGGCTGGAAAATAGGATCAAACAGCCTACGCACTGAACACCCCGCACGTAGCACCTGCGACGCGCGAGAAGCGGTAGGTGCCAGGTGCGGAAATCATAAGCGAAGTAACGTCTGACGTTAGCCGCCCGACTTGATTGTATGCAGACGCATCGTCCTTAAGCGATATAAGGACGGTAGCATTGGCGTCGGTAACGCCCTTAAGACCAACCGTAACAGGAGTGCCAGCGGCAACCGTTACGTCGGCCGAATTGGCCTGCGTATTGTTGGTAGCGAGAATTTCGGCTGCCGCCATGATGGCTTACTCCTTACGGAACCGGTTTCGTGGCTGCGTGACCAAGCATAAAGACTGCGCCATAAACTGCGCCAGTCGTCGCTCCGGCAACCGTGACGGCAACGCGCAGATAGCGCTTGGTGCCGATATAGCCCACCTTGTAAACCTTGCTGGCCGTGCCAGCCGAGCTCACAACAGGCTTAGTGCCGAGCAAGTTGCCAGCCGCAACCGACGTGAAGGTCGAGTTGTCGTCTGATTCCTGAATGTCGAAGGTGTGCGTACCGTCAGTCCATGTGCCGACAGAGATGATGGCAGTAGCGCCAGAATAGCCGACGTCGTCAACGCCAGTGCCATTGGCAGAGGCTGTCCTAGCGGCAGGCGCAAGCGACTGGCTAAAGCCAGAGTCGTTGTATAGATCGCGCATTGTTTGTCCTTGCGGCCAAGCCGCGGTTAATAGTATCTATGATTGCTCAACAGCGAATCGAACGACGTCCAATCCGCATCACTTGCGCTCTCGCGATTCTCATAGAGATCGGCAATGCGCAGCAAAATTGCATGCTTTACGGCTGGCTCAACTGACGCAAAGCCGACAACAGCGGTAAGCGTGATAAGCGAGCCGTTCTGTATGGCCGGCCAACTCTGGCCGTACTTCAAGACGATCGCGTCGCCTCGCAACTCATAAACGCTTGTTGCCAGCGTCTGCGTTGCTCCGGCACTATCGATGTACGAGATAGACGTTACCGATTGCGCGGGCCGCACCGGAAGATGCGAGAAATCGCACCAGTCATCCGTCTGCACCGCAACCGTTTGCGTCGCCTGGTATGCGCCACAGTATTTCTCGACGTGGTTGCGGGCAGCGGCGGTCAGATCAGTCAGATAGTCGTCGTCGTCATCGAAATCTACGCGAACCTGGCGCTTGACCTCAACGAGCGTTACCGGCTCGCTAGTCGGCGCTACCGTTACTGTCGCCGGAAGCCACATCGCGCTTTCGCCTTTCCGCGGCAGGCGTTGCTACCGCGCGTTCAATCTTTGTTTCGGCAGAGGGAACAGCAAAGCCAGCCTCGATAAGGCGAATTGCGTCCTCATTGTCCCAATCGTGCTCATCACCTGCGTTGAACGCCTGATAAGTGCCGGCGAGACTCACAAGAAGTTTGATTTTCATTTCGCCTCCGAGGAGGCGGGCCACCAAAGGCAGCCCGCCATTTCGAAATTAAGCCTGGACGAGGTACTTGACGGCCTTGGTGTCAAGCAGTTCGCCGTCGAAGCGGATCAAACCAGCGATGCCGAGATCCGGCCAGAAGCGCTCACGCAGAACGCCGATTACAGGCTCACCAACCTTGCGGACCCAGTACTTGCCGAAATCACCGAAGATGACCGTCTTGTTGGTCGTGGCGATGTTGGCCATAGCCTGGTTGATGTAGTAACGGTAGCCAAGCACGCGGGCTGGCTCCTGCGACTGGTAGTCGCCGTGCGCCCACAGATAATTGCCCTGACCGTCCTTCAGCTTGCGGATGGCCGCCAGCGTCAGGTCGTTGAACTGGAACGCAACCTTCGGCGACTGGCGGTAAGCCGGGTCAACCGAGTGGATGAGGTCAATGAGCTCGTCCGATGCGATGGCGGTAGCGGACGCAGCGGTCTTGCCGAGCGATGCGGCGGTAACGATGCCGTTCGGAGCCGAAGTGCCGGTGCCGGTCGTAAGCTGGGCATTGGCAAGACGGCCAAGGCGCTCGCCAAGCAGGTCGGCAAGCAGCGACTCCATGTTGAAGATGGAATCCTGCGCCAGCTGCCAGGAGAACTTCACGAACTTCGTATTGAAGTCGTAAGCCTCGAGCTGCTTCTGACCGAAGGTAGCATCAGCCGAACCGTCGTCGGTAAGCGCCGTGCCTTCCGTGCCGGCGCCGCCGGTGTTGCCAGTGTCGTCCGTGGTCGGGATCGGCAGCGCGTTGCCGGAGGCGGTATTCAGTTCGCTGATGATGTTGCCATCATACATCGGACCCCACGCCTTCATGGCGCGGACGAGCATGTTCTGCAGTTCAACCGGGACGGTGTAGCCGCCAGCGGTGTTGGTGCCGCCAGTCTGGACGCGCTTTTCCATGTCGGCAACGACGCCAGCGCGCAGAACCTTGCGCTCCTCAGCGTCCAGCGCGTCGAGCGATGCGCCGTTCGACAGGAACTTGTGAAACACCTCGCGGTATTCGGCATTCCTCGGCTCGTCCTGGCCGCGCTGCGTGCCGTCTTCGGCGTTCGGGCGCTTAGCCTTACGCTCTTCCTCGACGGCCTTCGCAAGGCGCTCCTCGGCCGCTGCCATGCGCTGCTCGCGGGCGATAGTGGCCTCGATCTTGTCGAACTCGGCCATGATGTCGTCGTGGCGCTTGTCGAGCTCTGCGGCGCGGGCTTCGTCGGTGTTCTTCTTGATTTCACCAAGCGCTTCGCGCGCCTGCGCAACGAGCACATTGCGCTTTTCGTTCAGTTCCTTGAGAGTCATTGCAATACCTTTGGGCAATAGATACCCGCCTCCGCACACGGCGAAGCCAACGGGCTGGTCTTGGTTGAAATGGCAGGACGTTAGCGTCCGCCCTCCGGGATTAACCGGGTGCTACGGTGCGTCCTGCCGGATGCCCCGAATCTTTTGCTCTTGCCGTGCTTCGCGTTCGGCAATACGGCGCCGTGCTGCCGCGGCATCTGCCTTGGCCTTCTCGGCGTCCTTCTTGGCGTTCTCAGCATCTTGGCGAGCCGCCTCTAGCGAGCGCACGCCAAGGGTGGTGTCTTCATACGCGGGGAAAGCGCATGCGCTCACTTCGTACAACTCGACTTCCAGAATGGTTCGCACCATCTGGTCGCCGGTATCGTCCCATTCCTGGCGGCTGACGCAGAAGCCAAAGCTCATGCCGCTAACATCGCCGCGCTCAACGAGCGTCCACAGGTCGTTGCCGTCCGTGGTGTCCGGGACATCGATCTCTGCGCGCAAGCCGGTGCTGTCAGTCGACAGGCGCAGCGTTCCTGACTTCGTGCGTCCGATTACGCGGCCCGTATCATGGTCGATAAGCGCGCGCACATCGCCAGAAATGGCATTATCGAACGCACCTGGATCGATGCGCTCGATAAAGTAATCGCCAATCTCGGTTTCGCTATTGAAGACTGCCGCATACCCGACAAGCGTTCGCTTGCCGCCATCCGCGCGCGTCTCCACGCCGGGTACAGCCCGGCGAGTTTCCATCTTCGTCATGCGGCAGCAGCCCCACTAGGTTTGTTGTCGTTTGCGGGTGGCGTGGAGGCTGCCGGCTGCGTGCCGAGCGGCACCGTGGCGCCCTGTATGTAAAGTTTATCAGCAGCCTCGCCCTTGGCGGGCAGGTTCTCTAGCAAGCGAACCTCATCAGGCGTGCGAATGCCGTTCTGGATAGCCTGGCCGTAACCAGTCATGCGCGAAACGAAGTCGCCACGCAGCAACCCATCAAGGTTATGCTGGACATAGCGATTGTTGTTATCGCGACCGAATAGCTTAAGGTTGAGCTCGTCCTCGAGCGCCTGCGCCCACTGGCCAATCAGATGTTTGACAAGATGCAAGTCTTGCTGCTCAGCGTTGCTGAACGTCGCCTGCGTCAAGTCCTGTAAGAACACTGGCGGCAACTGATAAGCTCGAGCGATCTCTTCCACTTGGAAGCGCCGCGCCTCAATCATCTGGCCTTTTGCAGGGTCAATACCTACAGGCTTCAACTCATAGCCTGCCGGGATTGGAAACACAGGCTCGTTGGCGTTCTTGGCGGCGTCGACAGACCGTTTGATATCGGCTTGCGCGCGCTTTATCGCAGCGTCGCCAACCGGAAGCGGCCCGGTGAGCGCCAGCGGTGGCACGCCGCCGCCAGCAAAGAAATTGCTGCCGTAATCATTCATGGCGATGGCCAATTGAATGGCCTTCGCAGCCATCATGATCGGCCCCCAATGCATATAGCCATTGGAGCGAAGCATGAACGGGACATCGATGACTTCAGACGCAGGATATTCCTTGATTCCCTGCTGGTCCGAATATGGCGAATACTGATACGTCAGGACGCCATTGAAATACTTAACTGTCGTCCTGAACGGATCCATGGGCCAGAGCGCTTCAACGCCCTGCGGCGTGCGCTCAATCCACGCAAGACCGCGGCCACCGGTAAACACCTGCTGCCAGAACCACTGCCAGAACTTGAAACTGCCCTGGCCGTCGTTCGGCGCCTCATGGACAACCGTTTCGATCTTGCCTGTTAGCTTCTGCGGGCCGTCTTTGGTCTTGCGATAGGCATGCTTTGGAAGCGTCGCCATCGTCCGCGACAGAAACGACACAGCCGCCCAAACGGCAGGCACAGTCAGAGCGTTGTCGATAGTTACATTCGGCAAATTCGCCGTCTGAATACCGAAGAACGCAAGAAAGTTTTCCGAACTTACGGGAACGCTCTGATTTTCAAGATTTACGCGAGTTTCTATTGCGTTTCTTTGCGTTTCTGCAATATTTACCGCCTTTTGGCGGGAAAATCTGTCAAATATTCCCATTTATCCCGCCAAATTAAGTTGCTAATAGGCTAAATTCTGGATCGTCCCAAGGCGATGCAGGCGGCTTATGCTCAACGGCACCATCAACCACCGCACCAACCGCCATGCACAGGGCGACAGCCGGATCGATGCGCACCGTTGACTTCTTTTTGCTGAGCCACTGGTTGCCCATAAGCGGATCAGTCTCGATCGCCGTACCCATGATGGCACCTAGCAGTACAGGGCTGCGCCTTATGCGAATCCGTTGCTCAAGGATGAGCGTTTCCAGCGCCGAGACAGAACCAGGCATCCATAAGCCAAGCGGCGGCTCCTCGCCATTCGCTTTTGCTTCCTCGACCTTATCGGCGTCGGGCTTGGCGCGCTTCTTGCCGCCCTGCGGGTGCGCAACGGTCTTTAGCTCGACGCCGTATTCGTCAAGTTCCTGCTCAAACTTATCAAAGACGTAACGGTCAAAAGCCAGGACGCCAATGCCATGCTCAGTATTGAGACGCGCAAAGAGTGCCGCCACATGGTCGTATCTGATGCGAGCGCCAGGAGGTGCATTGATGTACCTATCCTTGGTGTCGTTGCCGTTGGCATCCTTGTGAAATGTTTCATTCCACAGCTGGTAAGGCACATGGTCGACCTTCGACCGCTCGTCCATCGTGTCGTAAGGCGTAAACGCCTCAATCCACGCGTCGTAAGTCGGTAGATCAGCCTCCGTACCGTCAGCACGCACAACGCGCTTGGTGCCTGTCTCACGAACGAACGCCGCCGCGGTCAAATCCTTGGCGCCAGACAGGTCAAGGCCAGCCGCATCAATACGGCCTGCGCCTTCTTCATACGGATCGAAATCCGCCATGACCTTTTCGACCAATGGTCGAGGTATCCACGACGTATCGGCTTCTGTCCATACGCAGAAGTGCAGCCGCAAAATGCCGTTGCGTTTCGACGGAATGTCCTTGGCCTGAGCCACGACGCCGGCCAGGTAATCGTGCTTCAATGTGACGCCGAAAAGCGGGTTGGCCTTCTGCCAGCACGTCGGATCAGAAAACGGATCGTCATCCTTGTCGAGAGCGCACACGTAAGAAAACGTGCTGTCGTCAACAACCTCGCCGACGTAGGTGAATTCCTCATCCGGCGTCTGCGTGCCGGCCGCCACCTTGACGGCGTGCTGATGCTCATCCCAACAGATCGTTGTACGGTCGCTGCCCGAGTTCGTGATCATGAACAGAAGTGGCTGACGACGAAACTTAAAGCCTCGCTCGAGCATTTCGATGACCTTGCCATCGGGGTGCTCATGGATTTCGTCGCAAAGGGCGATGTATGGGCGCGGGCCGCTGTGGGCGCCTTCGCGCGAGATCGGCCTAAAGAACGACCGCTTGGCGAGATACGCCAAATTCCACACAGGATTGCCGCCAGAAGGCGTCAATGCTGCCTTCAGCGCCGGTGACTGTTCATACATGGCGACGGCATCGCGGAACAGAACAAACGCCTGGTCCTTTGCGGCAGCGGCTGCGTAAATCTCGGCAGCCGCCTCACCGTCTGAAGTCATGCAGTAATGGCCGATACCCGCCGCCAAAGGCGACTTGCCGTTGCCTTTGCCCTCCTCGACATAGGCACGACGGAACCTACGCAACACTGCGCCATCCGACTCGGTACGCTTCCACCCAAAGATGGATCCGACCTTGAACTGTTGAGACGGATGAAGATGAAATTTCTTGCCTTCGAACTGACCGCCATTCAGGCGCAGCACGTCAGGAAAATAATTTAATACACGATCGCATGCGGCCTGATCCCATATCAAGCCTCGCTCATGCCCATGCTCCATGTCGTCAAGATGACGACGGCATGCATTGCGAACGTGCGGCCCGGCGACAATCTTACCGTCCAGCACGTCAATCGCATAAGCATCGACAGGATTCTTACGTGAAATATTTGGCCGCTGGGTCTTCGTCTTTGCCGTCATCTGGTTTCGCGCCCGCCTTTGAAGCGTCTGCAGGCGTAGCTCCCATCTGTCCCAATGCCTGGCGAAGCAGGTTCATCGCCTGCACACCAACGTCTTGTCCGGCGATCATTCGCCCTAAAATATTGCTTGCCGTCGCCACTAAGATTCGATGGCTGTAGTTGAGCCAAGGAATCGTATCTGACAAAATGCCCCACGCTTCACGCGCCTTGCATTTGTCGGTATCGGTTAGCCAGTCAAAGGGCTCGCCGAGACTAGCGTCAACGGTTGGCTCGGCGCGGTCTGAAAACCGCGCCTTGTCATGCTGGTCGCGGCCCGTTACCGCCGCCTTCGCCTTTGGCGTGCGGGGTCTAGCCATTTACCTATGCCTCAACATTTGAATTGCGGGACTCTGCGTCTTCGGGCCACGGCGGTCCGCCGCCTGTGTTGCGCCAGAGATACACATACCCCCTACCGCACCGCACAACGCGCAATGCTGCAGTGCGTCATGTGTCATCGATGCAACACTTTGCTAGACAGGCCATCCATCTGCGCCATAGCGCACTACGGTCTTGCCGTGCTCCTCGATCTGCTTGTCGCTCGAGTGGTGCGTGGCGCACAGTGACTGCAATGGTCCGCACCAGAACAGGTCATGGTCGCCGCGGTGTGGCGTGATGTGGTCGGCTACTGTAGCCGGCGTGACTATCTCGGACTGCAGGCACATAACGCAAAGAGGCTCAGCGCTAAGCTGAGCCTCACGACGCTGTAACCAGCGCTTAGTCTTGTACCACTTGTGCCATGGCCTGCCGTCTGGCTTACCATGCTTACGTTCGTCATATGCAGACATGCGCCACCGTATGAACCAAAGCAGCAGCGCGTTAAGCGCAATATGCGGTAGCGACCTAATCGTCGCTACCATCCCAATGCACCAGCGCTTCCTCTGGATAGGCATCAATGTTCATGCCTTTGTGGTCGTCATACCAAGCGACCTCAACGCAACCGTGCTCGCATACAGATAGAACTGTCATAAGCGGCGAACCGGTGAGTAGTGTAACTACGTCGCCAGGATAAAAGGCGTCGTCGGTCTGGATAGGCTCGGCAGACGGCTCAACTTCATCGAACCAGTAGTGAACATTAGATGGGTCAAAGTTTGATTTCATGCGCGCTCTCCTCTTGCTTGAATGGCGATGACGGTTGCTTTAAGTGTGATAAGCTTAGCCCGGAAACTTTCTCGTTGGCCTTTGTGGCATTGCTCCGTGGTCGGGACTTCCACCCGATACTTCCGCCAATACTCGCACCACGCTTTACGCCAATATGCGCTGGTCCGGTGCCGACCTACGGGGCGTTGCCCACTGGTATAAAAAGGCTGCCGGACAAACCAGAGGGCCGCATGGCGACTGTCTAGAATACCTATTACGTCCCAACCCTGTGTCTGGCGTTACCCAGAGGACGGCAGCAAAAATTGAGCGCTGCCGGGAGTTTCGTTGAGGCCACGATATGGCGCCATCTAATACTCAACCGGCAGCGAAACCGCCACAAGTCGCCGAGAGGAGGCGGCGCCAGGTGGCGATAGACGACAGCAAAGGTAGACGCCGCCGATGGCGCACCAAGCGGCTATATGGCTTGCTGTCGCGTAGCTTTGAGGACCGTCGCGCGGACACATGCGAGCCTATAGCGTACCGCCAGCCGTACCGTTGCCTCAAACTGTTGGCAACCATTGATTGCCTATATATAGGCAATCTGGCGACTATCTGTTACGTATCAAGCCGCAATATCTTGGCGCGAAATAGGTCCAAGCGCGTCTCGTATCGTAATTAGCGCCAAATGACATATGGCGCGACCGGCACCAGGCTTCCCGTCTCTGCTTGAGGCTCCGCTGGCCGCTCCTACTTCGGCAAGCGTAGCGCCATCAATGCACGCCATTTCGAACGGCTCGAGCGTAGGGCCTAGCAACGATTGAAGCCAGGCCAGCTTTTCGCGAGCGTCGATAGCGTCGTTTATGGCGCGATCGCCAGTCCACGGACGCGGCACAGGCGCGGCATTCTTCTTGCTGTCTGGATTGGTCGGCGTAGATCTTGTCGGCTGAATATCCGACGAGGCACCTTTGCGCACAATCTCGCCACCATACGTTATGCGGCCAGTGCTCTCGTCCATGTAGCTGCGATGCACGATGGTCATCTCGGCGCTAGGCTGGCCTTTCATACCGATAAGCACCTCGCCTTTGGCCATCTCGTATGTCTTGCGGTACATCATGGCGTACTTGAGCAGATCGCCATTGCCTTCCGCCAGCAGTGCCTTGGCAAGTGGCCAATTGATGTTGTCGTTGTCCGCCGTGCCGTCCCAATCCTTGCCGTAAGACGCACGAAGCGCCAGGCGACGCTTTTGCGCATGCACGCCTTCCTTGTCGGCGCCATATGTCATGCGCGCCGGTAGGTCGTCACCTGTTCCGAAAACGATGCGCGTGCGCTTGGTGTCGTTCAATGTGGCGTCTCCTCGAATGGCGTCATTACCGCATAGTCAACTCGAAGTTCATTGGCCGCCATCTCTACGGCAATGTGTGCCTGCGTCGGTCCACATTCGAACCATTCGCCTTCAAGTCTGATGTGCTTTTGCGCGGCCTTTTCGTGCGCTCGTCTTTCGATTGATGCGGCTGTCTCGGCATTTCGAAACCAGAAAACACGATGCAGGAACAACGCTTCTGGATTACCAGTTTGAAGCGCTGCAAGTCTCTTTATTGGCGATAGAGCCATGCCGATCTTAGTACAGGTTGCGCGATTGGTTCCGACGACATAGACGGCGCAATCACCTTCCGTCATGTATTCGCTTTTGCCAATCTCGACCATCGCCTTGAGGTTTCGCAAACCAGTAAGCGACCACTCAGCCACATTGCCTGCGCCAACAGATACGACGGTTATCTTGCTATCGATGGCGGACTGCTTCTTTGCTTCCGCCACATAGTAGGCTTCACGATCATGAAGCCTGTCCATTGCGTAGGACAATGCTATCACCAGATATTGTGTTGCGAGTCGGGCTTGCCACTACGTATAGGCGAAATCGCCTATGATGTCAAGCCGCAAGCTTGTCTGCGGCTAGCTTGGCGTTAGCCAGCCAACCACGCACCAAGCTTACAGCCTGCGCAGCCGCATCCTCTTTTGTAGTGGCGCGCACAA